ATGTTTTTCTGGTCATTCTGAAAGTGAAGGTTGGGAAGGTTATGAAGTATTAACTGTAGTTTTGGATGAAATTGCAGCATTTAAAACAGATGCGGAATTAAAAGGTGTAACTAGATCAAAAGGTTCTGCTTCTGCGATTTATAATATGAGTAAATTATCTGTTATGTCTCGGTTCCCAGAAGTTGGTAAAGTTATTCTTTTGTCTTTCCCTAGATATAAAGGTGATTTTATTGAACAAAGATATTATGGGGCAAAAGAAAAAAAAGAGCCAAAAACTTGGTTTATTAAAGCTGCTACTTGGGAAGTTAATCCTACGATTAAAAGAGAGCAATTAGAATCTGAATATATTAGAAACCCGGTTGAAGCTGCCGCTAGATTTGAATGTAATCCTCCAAATATGGAAGATGCTTATTTTAGAGATCCAGATTTAGTTAGAAAAGCGTTTATGCTTGAAGATAACCCAATGGATGAAGAGGGGCAATTTCATAACTGGTTTAATGGGACAGATAATCAAATAAGGTTTATTCATGTTGACTTGGCTCTTAAAAGAGACAGAGCTGCGCTTAGCCTTGTGCATTGTTTAGGGTTTAGAGAAGTTAAAACATTAAATGGAGTAGAAAGTCTTCCAATTATTAAAGTAGATTTAGTTCACGCTTGGGAAGCAAGTATTAATGAAGAAATTAATTTTGCTTCAATCCGGCAAATGATTGTTGATTTGTGTAGAAAATTTGATGTAGCTAAAGTTACTTTTGACAGATGGCAATCTATTGAAATGATCCAAAGCCTTAGGTCTTTGGGTATTAATGCTGATTTTCATAGCGTAAAGAAAACTGATTATGATACATTAATGACTGCTATTTATGATGGTCGTTTGCGCGGCTATTGGGATGAGTTATTGGTTGAAGAAGAATTATTAAAATTAAGATTGTTTTCAAATAATAGAATTGATCACCCTAATTCTGGGTCTAAAGATTTAGCTGATGCTGTAGCCGGAGCTGTGTTTGTATGTGTTGAAAATATGGCTGTAAATGCTGAAGTAAGTATTGAGATTTTATCTCCAGACAAATATTATGAATTAGATGAGGAAATGCCTGAATATGGCACTGTGCAAGTGTATAATAGTGATCTTGGACAATTTGTTCCAGGATATAATAAAACAAAGGAAGATACAGAAAAATGGCTGGAATCCCTATAGAACAAGTCAAAATAACGCACGAGGATTTAGTAAATCAATTAGTTAAACAATTGTCTGTAATGACTCTTGAAATATCCGTTGTTAAAGCGGAGAATGAAAAACTAAGAAAATATGTTGGCGATTTACTTGCTGCTCAGACAGTTAATCAATAAAAGTAATTATTTTTTTATATAGAGGTTGTGAGTGCCTACTCTTGGCAGTAGCCTGACATTACTCAAATAGATGGGCCTTGCTTAGATATTTGAAACATAAAACCAAAATAAACAAATAGGAGAAAATAAAATGACACTTAAAATTAACAAAGTAGATAGATTACCTGATATCGCACGATCTGGGCGAACATCGCCTGAATTGGCAATGATTATTGAAACACTAAATAATTCGGTAAAAAATAATCAAACTTATAGCCTTGTAGGTATTAAGCCAGGTAACGCATTTAATTCAATGCAACAAAGAATTCGCGCTCAAGCTAAAAAATTAGGTTTTAAAATTGTTATTAGATTTGATGCTGCCGAAGAGACTTTGTACTTTAAGGCAACTAAGAATAATGTATCTGTTTCGGCAAAAGAAACTCCTAATGTTTCTAGCAAGACAACAGCTAAAAAATAATTAAAAATCTTTAAAAAGGCGTAGCGTTTCAACACGCTACGCCTTTTTTTTGTGTATACTGATATTCGTGATAAAAATAGAAAAACAAAATATTGAAATTGAAGCTGAAAATATTAAAAACTGGTGTCCTATGTTTGGGCTGCCTTGTTATGATCGGCAATTGACTGAACCATTCTTTATGTCTTTTGTTAAAACAGTAATGTATTGCAAAGATATTGGTATGAAATTTGCAGTAAGCACCATTACTGATTCATTAATTAATCGCGCTAGAAATAATGTTGTTGCAAAATTTTTAGCCAATCCTAAATTTACTCATCTTATTTTTCTTGATGTTGACCTTGAGTTTAGGGCCGAAGATATCTTAAAGTTATTATGGCATGACAAAGAAGTTATTACCGGTAGTTATCCGATCAAAGAGATTAATTGGGAAAAAGTTGTTAGTATGTCAAAAGACGGAGTGCCAGCTAAGGATTTGTTAAAAAAATCTACAAGGTTTGTAGTTAATCCAAGGCCTGACTCTAGTGGTAAAGTTGAGGTTAAAGATGGGGCTATGTCAATTCATGATGCGGGGACTGGCTTTATGTGTATTAAAAGAGAAGTTTTTGAAAAACTTATTGAAGCCTACCCTGAATTAAAATTTACTGATGATACTGGTTCTTTAAAAGGTGAAGAGCGTAATTGGACATACGCTTTCTTTAATTCTTATATTGATGACGATAATAGGTTCTTGTCTGAGGATTATGGTTTCTGTAGGTATTGGCAAAAAATTGGCGGCAAGATCTGGGTTGACCCAGGTATTGATATTAAGCATTTAGGCCGGCTTAATTTTGAAGGTTCAATGATTGATCAACTTGTAGATATGTCTAAGGAAATGAGTCCAAAACAGTTACCATAAGAGACAAAATATTTTACCATAAAGGTTGTCAAAAAAATATATTAAAATTTGGCTAAAATATTGGCTAAAACACCACCCGTAATATTACACGTAAGTAATATTACTAAAGAGTAATATTACACAGCCCGAACGGCGGCTAAAAATTTATATTATTATTTACATTATAAATAAGATCATGGCCTTATCTTAAGGCCGGTATTTTAAATAATATAAATTATTATATTGTTAAATAAATTCCGGGACTTCGTATCCCGATCATTTTTATGACACATTTCCTGACCCAAAAGAAATATAAAAGAAATATTATTCCTGAGGTTTTTTTTGAGCAATATCCCCGATAGGATTTATCAAACAAATGACAACTATTTATTTGACTAATATGTTTAGTTATACACAAAACTATATTTTTGCGTATAACTTCACAAATTGGTTTTATTTGTGTATTGTTCAGGATAATTATTCAGATAAAAAAAGGGGTAATATATGAGTAACGAAATTGATCGTAGTTTAATTGGGTTATCCGTTAAAGGTAAAAATACTGATTTTGGTCAGATTACAGAATTAGTAAAAGTAAAACACGATAATGAATTTGTTATTATTGCGATTATGTCTACAGGTAAAAATTTGTCTTTAGATAGTATTCGTAAATTATTTGTATCACAAAAACTTACACTTAAGCGTGATGAAAAAGGTAATTGTATTCCTATTGTTTATCCTGATGGTTCGGCATATTCTAAATATGCTGTTAGCACTAAGAGAAAACAAACGGCTAATGCTATTTGTGTTGCTAATATAGATAATACAGCAAATATCAAAGGTGAGAGAATAAATATAACTAAACTTGTAAATTCAAATGAGCCTATTAAATACGAAAGGATATAGTTATGGAAAACTTTACATTTGAGATAATAGATGATGATACTTCTATTACTGAAGAACAAACAAAAAAAGCCGCTAAAACTAAAAAACCAAGAAAAACAAAATCTGCTGATGAAGTATCAGATTGGGTTTTGCCTGAAGTTATTGAATTTGAAGAAGTTGATAGTTGTCTTATTTTTTCAGATAAAAAACCAAAATTGTATTTTAATGAAAATACAACTCGTTATTACAATTCACAAGAAGATTGGGAATTGCTTAGGTCATTAGTTGTTATGAAATCTGTAAGAAAAAATAGAAAAAAGGAAAAAATAGTATTAGACGATATTGTTGAGTTTCGTCTATTGCCTAAAGAAATGGCTGAAGAGTTGTGTGATTATTTGTTTCGTAATGATATTAATTTTGTTGTTTACGAAAACAAAACAAGATAATTAAAACAAAAAGGACACAATATGGCTAAATGTATTTATTGTAATTCTAATTATATTGACGAACGATATGAATTAGGTTATTTGTATTGCTTGTCAGATAAATGTCAAAAAATTGGATTAGATTTATTAGAGAGAGAATTTAGAAAAGAATATACTCCTGCTTTATTACATAAATGTAATTATTTCTGGGTTAAAAAATCAGAATTAAAAACATTAAATGTCAGAGCAGATTTATTAGAACAAAGGGAAGATTAAATATGGATAATTACACAAGACATTTGTTATTAAACGAACTTGATAAATTAGCAAGTCAAATAAAAATCCCGGTATTTAGAACAAAAGATTATAATTGGATACTGCGAAATGTATTAATAAATAACGAAAGTAATGAAAAAGTACAAAAAGTTATTAAAATATGTCAGTTATTAAAAAAAGGAGAATCTGATGGGAAAGAGATTTAAAAAATGAAAGAATGGGAAGAATATCAAAAACTAGGTGATGAATATTACAATCAAGGTAAAATTAAAGAAGCAGAACAATGTTGGAATATTGCTCTTAATTTAAGAGAAGAACCATACAAAATTAAACAACAAAAATGGAAAGAGGGGAAATGAATTGGTTAGATGAAATATATAATGAATTTAGTGAATATAAAATAACAAAAAATACCAAATTAAATATTAATAATCACGAAAAAATTGATCTTTTTGATCACGATTTGGATATAGATATTAACCCTCATTTTAATATTTGGGAAAAAGAAATAGCAAAATGGAGTAAAAAATAATATGAAAGATATTAAAGTTTTAACTAAAAATGATTGGTTAGATTGTGATGGTTGTAATAAAAAATTAGAACCAGTTTTTTGGGAAAAAGAATGGAATGATCAACAGCAAGATTATATTCTTAAAGAAACTTGCAGCAAAGAAATAATGCTTAATCAAATTAATGATGGTTTAAATTTTAAAATTTATGGTGGTTATGGTGAATTTTTTGATTCATTTATTGCCGGCCCTATAGAATTAAATTTATGTAAAGATTGCTGCGAAAAAATGTTTTTATTATTTAATAAAACAAAAAAATTATTTATTTTAGAAGAGGGGATATAAAGATATGACATTTAATTATGTTGAAAATATACTAAAATGCGCAAAAGATGGATTACAAAAACCAGAAGATTTTGGTTATTGGGGTTCTGAAGATATGTTTAAAACTTGGGGATTTTGTGGAGTTGATAAAAATAGAGATTCTGATATAAGAGAAATATCTAATTTTGACTATATTAGCAATGATTTATTAACTAATTTCCCTGGTGATTTTAGAATAGAAACATATAGTCATTGGCTTGTGGGTAGTGTTGATAGATTGACTTGTCGTATTCTAAAACAAGAACTTCCATTTAAAGATGAAATTAAAGAAGAGGATATTACAGAAGCTTTTTATGCGGCAATGAAATGGTTAGATAATTTAAATGATTATCCAATTGCTGATGAAGGTGATTATTCAGAAAAACAATTTAAAGAAGCAATTGAAACGGTTAAATTTTGGGTTGATGATTTAAATCCTAATTTAGTTTATAAAGATAAACTTAATTTAGAAAGTTGTTATGAAAGAATTTATTTTGATTTAGTAAATAAAGGTTATGAGTTTGATGATTATAACCAAGTTTATCCAACAGACGATCAATTTATGAAATCAATATATGATTTAGAATTGTGTAATGCTGCCGGATATGAAAAATGGTATGAATTTTGTGATGAAAATAATATACCTCGACCTGAGTTTACAGAAGAAGAATTTTCTAAAATTAATCCAAATCAATTAGAACTATTTGAGGTTAAAGATGTTGATTGATATTAAATCTGATGAATCATCATCATTAAAGCAAATTATTTATAATAGACCAATTAATAATATCACTGGGCAACTAATTGTTGTATTTAAAAATGATGATGTTTATAAATATGAAAAAGTACATTTAAAAGACTTTTTACAATTAATAAGTAATACAGTTTCTATAGGTGCGCCTTTTAGTAATTGTATTAAAAATAAATATAAAGCAATAAAAATAACAAACAACAAGGAGAAATAAAATGAAAACATTAACAAATAATCAATTTAAAACTATTGTTCAAGAAATTGAAAATCAAATAAATTATGAATTTGATTCTAAATACGCAAAAGTATTTGGGGTTATGTTGAATGACAATTTAGATATTCAATTTGAACCAATTAAAGCTGGTGCTGATGTTTATGAATTGATCAATGATAGCCCAGAAGTATTTGCGGCTGTTAATGAATACGATTTGATTACAATAGCAACTTGTGGTTGGGCAGCCCCTCTTGATAAAGATAATAATAATGAAATTGCTCCATCTGAACACCCAGAAAGAAGAAGAGTTCGTCTTTTGGCTACTGCTAATAGTAATTCTCAATTTGGTAGTTCGGTATCATTTAATGATAATCCTGATGAAACAGTATTTGATTATGGTGATGCTAAAGGTGCGTTAGCAAATGCAATTATGGAATTAATTAACACAGCAAAGAAAGAAGGATAAAATAATGCCTAACCATTGTGAAAATACATTAGGTGTATTAGGTAAAACAGAAGATGTAATAGAATTTATTAATTTTATTACTGTAGAACCTAATGAAAGTGGAGATAAATATAAAATATTTCAAAGCCTAAGCCCATCACCTAAAGAATTAAGTAATGATGCTCCAGTAAATATTGCAGATAAAGGAAAAAATAAAGAATTAATTGATAAATACGGAGCAGATAATTGGTATGACTGGAATATACATAATTGGGGAACTAAATGGGGTGATTATGAAATTAATACAACAGATATTCAGCATTGTTATCAAACTACTTATCAACTTTTAGAAAATGGAGAAGTTGATTATGAAAATCCAATTATTAAAAAGAATGGTGAATCTTATATTCATTTTTATTATCAAACTGCTTGGAGTCCAGGAAGTGATTTCTTAAAAGAACAGTTGAGTAAACAATTTCCTAAACTTAATTTTTGGCTTTATTATGAAGAGCCAGGAATGTGTTTTGCTGGAGAAGTAAAAATTAATAAAGGAAGAGTTATTTCAGACGACAGTTGGGAATATCGTTATAAATACGATTCAATTACTGATATGGATTGGGATCACGATAATTATATGGAAGCAATAAGAACAGGAGAATTGTAAAATATGGGATTAGATAATATACCTAGAGAATATCCTTGTGCTATTAAAGCAGCAAGAGATGAGCATAATCGTATTGATTGTGTTGAAACACAAAGTCAAGGTAATTGTCCTTGGCAAAACAAAAAAGAAGAAAATATTTTAGTTAAAGATATGAATCCAACAACTGGAATATTTGGAACTAATTGTTGGTATAGAGGTAAATATGGGAATTGGCTTTTAGAAATTCTAACTGAATCACAAGACCTTGAAAATTCACCTTATACTTTCTTTGGAGATGGAGATTATGGTATTTCTGCCGAAGAATGTTTAAGAATGTCTAATTGGATGAAAGAGAATACTGAACAGTTTGCCTATAATCTTCAAAAAGAAGAAAATAAAGATCCTAATACCCCGGATAGTCTTTATATTAATGATTGGATTTACGCTTCTTGGTGGTTAGAATTTGTAGGAGAAAATTGTGATGGTTCAAGTGTATGGTGGTGATTAAATGACATATTTTAATGAACAAAACTTTGAAAATATTAAAAAGAATTCAGATTCCATTCCAGATGGGGTAATAGATGCTACTGAGTTTTATGAAGACTTAGTGTTTATATCCAATCAATTAGAGAATACTGATTATGAAGATATGGATAGTAAAATGAGAGTTATGATGAATATAATTAATTATTATCATAACCCAACTCCTGATAATTCAATAGATATTAATACTGAAAAATTATACGGAGTTACAATAGGTTTATTATTTCATATAGCAAATATACTAGTAGGATTAGATGAAGATAGCAAATTAGAATATTGGGATTATATCAATAAAGAACTTCTTCCAACAATGAAAGAAGAAAAAACAATATTACCGTATTGGAATAATGATGACTGATAATCAAAATGAAAATTGGAGAAAAAATGCTCTGTGTAGGAAA